CTGGAAAAGGTAACCCTCGGCGGTCTCTACGTTGTGTGCAATCCACGTATCGGCCTTGTGCTCCAATATGTAGGCCTTCAAGGCATCCATCTCGTCTTTCCACCACGTATGCGTGGCGCCGGTGTCCTCGGTGACAGCTGCGCAGATGCAGACAAACTCGTTGTCCGCATCAAAACTGAATTCGCAGTCAATGCCTATGCGCATCAGTCCTCTCCATCGTAGCAGATGCTGATGTTTCGTAAGCGAGTGTGGGCGCCCTGGATGATGTGCTTGACGTCCTCAATCCAGCTACGCTCGGAACGTGCCTTGTAGCCACGCTCACGGCACCACTTGTTGTAGTCACGGTACATGTCCAGCGTGTTCATTTCCTGACCAGGCTCGGCTTTCACGACATGCTCATCGTCAACCCAGAGCATCGTAGTGGTCTTGGTGGGATAGTATGCATCCTGGATGGCGCGAGTCTCCTTCCATAGCGGTGAATGTATGTTCCAGTATCCCTCGCGCTTGTTCTCGTCCACACCCTGCCATACTGCCACCAGATGCTTCTGGAGCTCGTCCTTGCGTGCATAGTAAGCCTCGTCGGCGTCCTTGCAATCCATAGTGCACTCGAACTCGAAGTACCTACGCATTGTCTTCTCGTCGAACAGGATATCGTACAGGTGTTCGTTGGCCGAGGAGATAGGTGAGAAGGTCATACGGCGCGTGGACTGGTCTTGTCCGCCCAGCGTACGCGACGTCATCTTCTTCTGGCTCATGAACTGCTTGATACCTCGTTGTACATCGTCCGGAACTGCCTCGGTATCGCCTAGGAACTTGCTGGCGCCACCCACTGTGAGTTCGTCGAAGTTCATGACATACCATCTCGTGAACTTGTCGCGTTCGCGTGACGCGTCGGCGAACACGCTGATCTGCGCCTCCAGATAGAATTCCTCCAGTACCTCGCAAAGGGCGCGGATGAGCGTGGACTTTCCGACGCCGGTGGCGCCGAAGAAGTTGAGCCAGATTTCCCACACGACATCCCTTCCGAGGATCTTGCGCTTTACAAGCCAAATCCAGTGCTTCAAGAACATCATGAATATGGCGAGGCTCTCCTTTATCTTCAGGATGTCGTGGATACCGGCGATGCACTCGTCGCACTCGGTCTCGGATTCCTTACGGTATCCTATGATGCCGAAAAGCTCGTCAACGGTCTTGCCGGACTTGGCTGCGGCCATCGTGGAGAGGTACGTCTTGATGTTGTCCTTCTTCACGGAGTAACCGTTCTCGGTAGCCCACACGAATATGAAGTCCGAAAGCTGACCAAGGTCGGACGGGCGAGGGCACGAGTTGGCACCGTTTACGAGGTACTCAATCTCCCCCCACGTTTTGGAAATGCGCCAGTGCTTTCCTTCCTTCTGCAAGTATTCGCCGATGACCTCGAGGAGGCTGGGTCCGGCATTGCTTTCCTTCCTTGCCTGTTTCTCCTTCTCACGTGCGTCAGAGGTCTCCTTGACCCACTGCTGGAAGAACTCGGCGATGGTTTCCGGCGAAACGCCGTCCGTGCTCTTCCGGTTGCGGTAGGCATAGATGCCGTACTCCTCGTTTGCGGAGTTAGGCATGACTACACGGTTGCTTGCATTCCGCACGGTTCCGTTCGCACCGACGCGGTAGTTGAGCTTTGCAAAGTCTACAAAGTCCTGATTCATTGTTTCCTCACTTGTTTAAAGTCAGTATGCCGTGGCTGGCCATGCCCTGACGGCATTCGCTATACTCGCGGTCTTCTTGCTGGATTGCCCTACGGCGCTCGTACATCGCATCGCCGGTCTCCGTGGTCTTCAGCGCTTCTTGAAGGGTGGCAAAGGCATGCGCCTGCTTTTCCTCTCGGTCAAACACGGCCTTTATCTCGGCGAAGAGTGCTTTGTTGAGGACAGGCTGGAGCACTGCTAGAATTTCGGTGTTCGTCATGGTTAATCCTCGTAGAAGCAGGCGAGTGCGGAGTATGTTTCTTTCAACATTGTACTTTCCTTTCGGCACAAAAATGCGGTGCCGGGTCATGTGGAGGATAGAGCTCCGAACCCGGCACCGCTGCTTAGGAAACAATACTCTCTAAGTGCGGCAAACCTTGCCGTACGCAACTCTATCTTGCGATATTGATGTCTGCGGGTGGCCAGTTCCCTGTTCCTAAGCCGGCCAGATCGCACCCGCGTCCTTTATCCAGAAATTAGTGCATTCCTTATCGGAACGGAACTCAATATAGCAGCATAAAATTTCGAATGCAAGTGTAACACACGCTCATATTGACGGCCAGCACCGGTCGTTATCTTGTTATAAATGTGTGGTATAACGGATATACATGTATGGTATAAAGAGAAAGTACCAAAGAGAAAGTACTGTATATATATACTCTTTTATATCCATTTTGCTACACGTGTGTGAGAGCATGCGAAAAGGTAAATCGCAAAAACACTGTTTTGCTCATTTTTTCTGCGAAATTTGCACGGAATCGCAATATCTCGTATGGTACAGGACCTATTTTTTGGTGGCGTAGATGGCGGAATCCTACACTAAACCGGCCTTGATGAGCTCGTCCATGCTGTCCGGCAACAGGATCTGCGAACCGAAGGTCTTGTCAACCACGCTTCGTAACTCATCGGACTGTCTGCTGGACTGGTAGTATTTCAGGGCCGTCCCTTCGCTGTGGCATAGGTACTGAGCCGTGGCCTTGATGTCGCTCGTGGCCTTGTACATCATCATGCTCACGCTGTGCCGGAAAGTGTGCAAGCCTCCAGCCGGTGCCCCTGCACGCCGGATTGCCTTGGCAAGCACGGCGTAGCGCCCTGCCTGTCCGCCGGCGATGTGGCTGAACACCAGCTTGCCGTCATGTGGCAGACGGTTAAGCATGTCCAGTATGCGCGGGTCTAGGGGCAGTGTCCTGGACTTGTTGGACTTGTTGTTCTCGGCGCGGATAGTCACTGCTCCGTCCTTGATGTCCCTCCACTCTATGGCGCCGGCCTCGCCCTGCCTAGCACCGGTCGTGCCGAGGAACCAGAAGTAGGCTATGTAGGACTGCTCGGCCAGCTTGTCCTTGCACCGCACGTGGCTGATGATGTTGGCTATGTCCTGCATTGACCAATAACCGCGTTCCTCTTGCTGAACCTTGGTGTACTGCCAGCTGTCCAGTATGGCCGAGTCAATGCCGTGCTGTCTCACGAGGTGCTTGGCGAACTCGCGTAGCGATACCGAGTAAGCCTTCTTCGTTGCAGTCTTACGGTCTGCGAACTTGGTAAGCCATGCCTGGACGTTGCGTGCCGTGAAGTCGGCGGTGGTGGAGCCTTCCGGTATCACGAGCCGGACCTGTTTCTGGTACGTGGCAATCGTGGCCGGTCTCTTGCCTCGTAGGCGCAGTTCTTGTTCCCACTCGTCCATCGCTGTGGTCAGGAGGGAAACGGGCCCAGAGGTGCCTTTCTGCGCAATTGCGGGGCCACCACGTCGTAACAGTTTTGCCGAGATGTCAGCCGGGACATCCTCGCCTGATAAGATATAGCTGTTGTAAATCTCGAGTTCCTTGCGTCGTAACCGGACGAAAGCCTCGGCGACCGACTGTTCAGTTGTATGCAAATTTACGTCCAAAGGTTTGACGCCGGCCTGGCGTACCCTGCAATACAGATTGTTACCGTGTTTTTTCCATACGGAATACGAGATTTTGAGTGTGTCCATGTCTGACCTCGGGGTGCGGTTTTGGGTGCAAATATAACACTTTTAACCAAGGTCAATTGGCGATTTTAGGCTAAAAACGGCAAGAATTAATAACAGCTGATAACATTGTCAATAGCAAAATCAAGGCCTGCAGAGCCGTTGGGTGCAAAATGGGTGCTCGTTTAGTTCCGTTTTCCATCATAATGAAGTAATGTAGCAAATAGCGAGACAGTGCAGATTGACCCTACATCGCAATGTTAATCCGTTGGTGTCGGTTCGAGTCCGGCTGGATCCCTAGGGATCTATAGCTCAGTTGGTAGAGCACGAAAAAACGGGCCAGTCGACCTTTTCTTCTCGCTTTTACATGCCAGGGCGCCGGTTGCTTTTTTGTTTCCTTTTGTTGGCCGGCGTCCTGGCTCCTAAAAGGAGACAGCATGCAAGTAAAGTTTTCGCAGATTGACGACCACGAGGCAGTACACATACTGCTAAGGCACCTCGTGGACACCGACAAGGATGTACGCTACCAGATCCTCTCCGGCCAGATTTCCGACACGATAGTGATGCGCTGGGTCGAGTTCGTACACAACCGCCGGACATGGGATATGCCCACCAAGTGCATTGCAAGGTTCCACGAGGATGGCACCGCCTTCACGGCCTCGGCACAGGTGGACTACGGATTTGATTTTGAGGACTATGTCAAACGCATCAAGAGTGCAGTGAGTGAGATGGTGGCCGATGTGGGCATGCATGACCTGGACAAGGTCGTTTTTGACATAGACAACGGTCGCGAGGCTATAACCGTCGTTGAGTCATGGGAGCCGTGTAATGGTTGATACGCCGGACTGGGACGCATTTTGCGAATGGCTAAAGGAAGATATGGAGTTGCCAAATCTTCCCATTGTGTGTAGCCGGTACGCTAAGGATGATTTCAAGATTATCCGTATTGACCTGTGCAAGGACAGGGCCTACCATGTCACGACAGCAGTTGAGGATCGACCGGAACTGTGCAACCACGATGTAGCATACGCGCTGGCAAGGGGTTTACTGCCGGTGCTGAGCAAGGCAATTGAGACTAACAGTCCTTACACGTATTTCCGGCATTTTGACATCAAGGTCGTAGTTTAATGTAGGAGTTTTGCATGGCAAAGCGTAATAACAAAGTAGCGAATGAAGGGTATTTAACCGAGGCTCCGTACGAGAAGGTCGAGGAAGCCAAGGTCAATAAGCAGTTGGCTATTGACACGGAGATAGCGAACTACCACTGTGGCAACTCAATTCCGGACCTTCTGAGGGCTATTCTGACCGAGCTTGTACGTGCAAGGATTGAGAGAGGTTAATTATGGCCGATGACGTGAAAAAGGACGTGAAAAACCCGCCTTGCTCGCCTAGAAGTGGAGCACCGCTAAGACCGTTCAATTCTGTCACTGCCAAGCAAGCCCAGGAAGCGTCTGTCAAGGCCAGAAATCTTAGAAAAGCTATGAGGGCTAAGATTCTCCAGGCAGCTGTTGACGAGGGCATTGACAAGCTGTTTCAGCAGGCAATCAAGAAGAAGGACATGGACTTGCTGGAACTTGTCGAGAAGGGTCTCAAGTTGACCGGTCTGGACTTTGCTTCCAGTGAGGATGCCGTACAGAAAGTTGACGTAAAGAGCGACAACAAGGTTGACTCCAAGCTAGAGGTGACCATTTCAGGAGTAGAATGAAAGTAGACCTTAGACTGTTGCCACATCAGATTAAGCTGATGAAGAGCAAGTCTAAGAAGTCTCTGCTCCTATGCGGACGTGGTGCCGGTAAATCCTACATCTGTGCAGTGATGACTCTGCTTACGTTGCTACAGGGAAAGAACGTCTTGCTCGGTGGCCAGCGTTATGACACTTTGCACGATACTCTGTACGCAGAGATCAAGGCAATGGCTCATGAGTGGGGCGTCTTTGACAAGATAGAATGGCGCGAGTCACCAATGATGATGACGTTCGGCGATGCCCACGTTTACTTCGGCACCTACGCGGCCAAGGAGGCCGTCCGTGGTTACTCGAACGTGGAACTGATGATTCTCGACGAGATGTACTTGGCCGACATAGACATATTCGCTATCTGGGGACCAGTGATGAGAGGCCCGAAAGTTGTAAACCCTCGCATCATCGGTGCAACCACGCCAAGGCCGGGTTCGCTTTGGAACGTCATGTTTGCTGACCCGGATTGCGACTGGGAGGTTATCCGTGCGGTAACGCGTGACAACACGTTCATCACTGACGAGCAATACCAACTCATAATCAGCAACATCCAGGACGATGTGATGTACCGCTCGGAAATCCTCGGCGAGCTTATCACTGACCTCGGTGGATCTGCAATCATACACCTCAATGAGTTCCCGCTAAACCCTGCTCCTACTTCGGACACCCGAGTCATAGCCGGCTTTGACGCAGCTGAAGGTGTTGAACGAGATGCCAGCTCATTCGTGAAGAGGTGTGGCAACATCATATTGGAAGAGTGGAAGATGAACAATATAGACCATGAAGAGGCCGTGCGTAGGATACGTGAGTCAAATCGTAGGCTGAAGATAGACGAGCTCAACATGGACGCCGCCTTCTCGGACTATGAGTACAACGTATTGAAATATGAAATCCCATGTGAACAAGTCAACTTTGCACGGGCGGCAAGTGACGAGGGCAAGGACAAGTATGCGAACATCAGGGCCGAAATGTATTTCAACCTTGCCTACCAAATCAAGCATGGCCTTTGCGTGGAAGGGCTGAACGACAGTGCTGAACTGAAGCGTCAGCTGTGTGCCATAGGCTGGTTGCATAACAACCAGGGTAGGCTACTGTTGACTAAGAAGGAAGACTTACGAGCCGTGCTGAAATGCTCGCCGGACTTGGCTGACGCACTGGCTCTGACTTGCCTAACGCGCTACACCGGCGATGACCCGGTCATGAACCGTGCGCAACTGCGCGACAGGGAACAGCTGGCAAGATGGGCCAACATGATGGGCTAGTTCCGAACCAGAGCAAAGTGAGATAATTTCCAACGTATGCAGATAAAGAAGCTCGACACGTCCATAGACCATTCCGTAGCACTGCGCGAGGCGCTGTTGCTACGCAACGCCGGGATAGCGTCACCGGCTGTTGAGGACACGGTCGGCCTAATCCTGTACAACATAGCGAGGTGGGCACTTGCCGAACGTGATGCGCTATGGCGCGAACACGAGGACGCAGTAAGCGACATCAACTACAAGCTGTTGACAGTGCTTCCGAAGGTCGACCTGACGCTACATCCGCGCAAGATCCTCATCTATTTGAAGAACACAGCCACGAACTACATCAAAGACCAGGAGAAGGCTAGTCGCCGGCAGAAGCGCTCTGCCGACCTCGTGGACATCGAAGACTTACCAATAGCAACAGACTACCGTGGACAACGTATCTACTAGGAGTAAAACATGTCATATACAGACAAGATTATAGACAGCTTCAACAGTGATGAAGTAGACAAGACGCCTGAACCGGTACCGGCTCCTGAACCGGTCGCTGCACCGGAACCGGCACCGGCACCTGAGCCAGTCAAGGCACCCGAGCCCGTAGAGGCTCCAAAGCCTGTAGAGGCGCCAGAGCCAAAGCCGGACCTAAGCCAGGTCAGCAAGGAAGCCAAGGCCGAGCATGCCTTCAAGCGCCAGCTCTCGAAGCAGAAGGAGAAGCACGAGGCCGAGATTAACGACCTCAAGGCATCTTTCCAGAGGCAGTTTGACGAGTTCAAGGCGTCGCTGAAACAGCCCGAACCTGTCAAGACACGCGATGACTTTCCTCTTGACAAGGGTGGCGACGAGGCCTACATCAAGTACCTGACCAAGCAGGGCTTCGACGAGGCCATGGCGGAGCAGAAGGCACGCGAGGCCGAGGAAGCCAGCAAGGCCGAGGAGGAACGCAAGGCAAGGGCCGAGAAGGAAGAGGCCGATGAGGCTATGGTTTCCGCATTCCGCGACAATTCCCGGCGTGCATTCGCCGACGAGACCGCGTACAAGGAATATTCCGCCAAGGTCAACCGTGCCATAGACAACGGCATCGGTGAGATACTCGACACGACTCCGGTACTGCGCGACTACATCTTCCGCAACCCCGAAGGCCCGGTCGTGCTGAACAAGATGCTGTCAGACCGTGACTCGTTTGTCCGTGTCATGAGCCAGACAGATCCGACCCTGCAACTCATTGAGGCACACGAGCTCGCCAAGGAGGCGACAAGGCCGGCGCAGGTGACCGAACCGGTCGACACGACGCCGAAGGTGCCACATCTGGGCAAGCCTGGCGCACGCAATGCCAGCTCCGAGGCCGGTTCCATGTTCGGCTCGGACAAGAGCCTCATGGCCTACGTGAGAAGCGTAGGAAGCCGTCGCAGATAAGCTAAAAACAAAAAGTCGTAATGTAGTTAATGAGAGGCCAGGAGTAGCTATCCTGGCTTTCTCTACCAACTTGGGGTACGTTCCAAGCTTCCCGTATGATTCACCAAGAACGGGCTTGGAACTTCACAAACAAATTCAAACCTCAAGAAGGGATTTTGCATTATGGCAAATAAATTTAGCAACAACAAGAAAGTCCAGCTTTTCGCTGCTGCTGTGGCGGATGAAATGGACTACGTTAAGGCTTCGGTCAGCAAGCTGTCCGAATCCGACATGGCCAACAAGAAGTTTGGCCGCTCCTACAACGTCTACCTCCCGGATCCGGGCAAGGTCATCCAGGGCATCAAGGCCGACGGTGCTGAGCTCGAAGAAGTCGAAGTGCCTATCTACCTCGACAACTTCAACACGTCTGTTACTTTGGACGCATGGGAAGAGAAGACTGACATCGAAGATTTCACGGCTGAAATCGTGAAGCCTCGTGCTGTCAAGCTCGCTCGTACCGAGCAGAAGAACATCGTTGAAGGCAACTGCTTCAAGTCCTTCCAGGCCATCGTTAAGACTGGTACTCCGGGCTTCGACCTGCTCTCCGACGCTGCTGACGCTCTCCGCGAACTGTCCGTGGCTGGCGACGTGGTTGACTTCCAGGCTCCGTCTGTGCTCGGCAAGATTTCCAGCTCCAACATCGGCAAGTTCTTCGAAGACCAGAAGGCCAAGGAACTTTACACCAAGGCTTACATCGGTACCTTCGACTCTGCTGACCACGTTGGTCTGGCAGTGCTTCCGAAGCTCACCTACCCGACAATCACGACTCCGACCATCACTGCTACGCAGAACGCTGCTGGCACTGGTTTTGAGCCCATCAACACCATCACTGGCACTGGCCTCATCGCCGGTCTCCCGTTCAAGGTTGTGGATGACAACGGTGTAGCCGTGAAGATTGTTGACCCGTCCGGTCTCGAAACCGACCAGGACCTCGTGCTCATCACGACTCCGGTGTTCGACGGTTATGACACTCGTGCCAACGGCAAGAAGATCAAGACCAAGATTGGTATTCCTGAGCTCCGCATCACCTTCCAGGGTGAAGCTGCGGGCAATCCTAACGCTTGGTGTGACGCCAACGCTACTTCCTTCACGCTCGTGCCTATCCTCACGGCTGGCAAGAAGTACGCTGTCGGTCAGCTCCGCCTTGTCGACGCTCTGGCCTACGATGGCTACAAGTTCAAGAACCTTCCTGGTTCTGAGAACGAAGCCGTGTCTACGGTTGCTGGCGTGACTGCCAAGATGAGCATGTACGGCGAAGGCGATTACCTCGAAAAGATGATCCGCGTGGACCTTCCTTTCGGTGCCGGCTTGCTGGACCCGCGTCTGTCCGTGACAACCTATCTGGAACTCTAGTCCAGAACCAATGCTTCAACATGGGTCGCCTTTCGGGGCGACCCCTTTTTGGTTGGCGTAATTTGATAGTAGAGGTTGCCATGGACCCGTTAGAACAACAAGCAAGCGAAATAGCCGGCCAGTATGCCGACATTCTCGAGAAGGCGCGTAGGGCGTACGCACAGTACGAACGCGAGGCGAAAGAGCGCCAGCTACGCAAGACACAGATATCCGTTCCGGACCGTAATCCGTTCTGGGAACAGGTCAAGTACGAGACTAACGTGGTAAACGACCCCGATTCATGGCTCAACAAGGGTCTGGGCAATCTCGCCGGTAGCGTGTCCGATGTCGTCCTCGGACAGCCAAGCGGTAACGACATAGTTGACATGGGTGTTGCGAATGTGCCGTATGTTGGCGCCGGCGCCATACTGGCGGCAGGAGGCATGCCCGGTGCTGTTGACGTTGTCGGATTGCCGGCATTGAAGAACATGTCCAAGATACCGAAGTACACGTACGAGTTTGTCAGCAAGTATTTCGGTCCTCGCGGTCTTGCAAACCTTGACAACGCGTTGACAAAGTATCCCAAGGCTGGGAAGCCTAGCGTCAACGATGCCGTCACCATTATGCGAGAGGGCATAGGCGGTGACGTTGTTCCGGCCATTGCTCCGTACCGGTCTACCGACATGGATAAAGATGTCATGACCATGCTTGGTCTACCGGACATGGACATGCAAGATTACGTAAACCAGCTATTTGATGGTGTCACACTATCACCGGCACTGGCTAAAGAAATTGATAATGAAGTTGCTTATCTAAACAAAGCGTTAGAAACGCAGAACTATAACAATGCTGTTGCTGGTATACAGAACTTGACAGATATCGTAAAGCTTGGAAACGAAGGAAAGCTTCAGTCGGCGTCTATCAAGGATGTTCAAGCATATTTTGACGATCTGCACAAGTCCGCAAAGAAACCTGATTTCCTCAGTAAACTCTACAAAGGCAACATTGACGCCCTAGACGCTAACGATCGTGAGGTAATGCGTCGTTACTTGGAACTCGAGTCCTCGCCAGTCCAGGACTGGGACAAGATAATCCAGTCACAGGAACGGCGCGAGGCGAAGAATGCTCTCAAGGAAGCGAAGAAGGCCGAGAAGGAAGCCATGGTGGCTACCGAGCCGGAACCGGTCGCTATCGTCGAGGAACCGGTGGACAACCGTCCGCAGTGGCAGAAGAACGGCTGGAAATCAGACGTGAGGAGTCCGGAATGGTACTCGCGAGTAGGACGCAACATGAGCGAGGATTCCAAGCGCGATTTCTACGGCGTGGACTCGCTCGCTCGTCACTGGGCTGGCAAGATACAGCCACAGAAGGGTTTCCTTGACGCTAACATAATTGGCGGTAAGGCTCGTGCGGAGGCACGACATGACCTGACTAACTACAACAACATCGCCGATGCGTTCCGGAAGGACATACAGCGCAATATCGAGTCAGGTAACATTCCCGGCAGTGCCGTACAGTTACTACAGCGCTTCAAGAACAACAAGCCGGTCGAGGGCAAGACAACGCCAACGCTCGTTCTGCGTCTGGATGAGAGGCCGAGGGCATTGCCGGACGTGAACGTCTACGCTGACGAGGCGCAAGGTCCGGACTTGTACGAACTGCTGTTCCGTCCTCGTGTTGACAAGGTCTTGCACGATGCCAACCCAGGGTACTACCTACTGAGGTAGCGTAATTTAGAGATAGAGGTTAATCATGATAGCCGTAAACGACTTAATACAAATGTGCAACGAGATGGTCAACGTCGTCTCGCACGAGGAACCATTGGAAGAGCTCTCCGAGGTTTCTTGTCAGCAACTAAATCTACTCATCTCGGAATTGAACGGGCAGGGATATCTGTCCATGCAGCAGAACTACCTAGACCACGGCAATTGCCGTGAGCTCCAGTTCAAGGTGCTGACCGATGACGAGCGTGCCAATCCGGACCCGAACGTCATCGACATGGCACCGCCACAGTCCATTGACGGAGTATCGAGAAGGGTAGGCGTGTCATATCTTCCGCTACAGCCTATCGATCTCCAGCAGATGAGCATGAAGAACCCGATGACGCTGGCAAGGTCTTGGAACTACGGACGTTACTTTGAACCAATTCCGGACGACCCGGAAGGAAGACAGCGCGAGGTGGGCTTGCTACGTCTTGACGGCTGGGCTCAGCAGGGCTACCGCATCTTCCTTTCAAGCAAGCTCCCGACCTACACACTGGACGATACTGTGTATTTGCCGGATTTGTACAATAACATGCTCATCCAGGGACTGTGTTGCAAGCTGTGCGACTGGCACAAGCTCGGTGAGGAGATTAAGAGGCCGTATGACGAGGCTTTCACGGCTGCGAAGATGCTCATCAAGCGCCAGAACATTACCCAGCGCATGATGCAGTCCGGACCTATCGGCGCGTCATACAAGGACACTTTCTACGACGGTATTGCCGGCGAAGGATGGTAGTCCATGTCCAAGACAACCGTATCCAACTACCTCCTCGGAGGCACTAACAAGGCGAGACATCCGGCCACGATGGGTGCGGAATGGTCTTGTAACATGTTCCTGGAAACTAGTGGCAAGACTACCTACCTCGCCTCCGTTCCTGGCATCAAGTACTGGAAGAAGATTGGGCAGGGTCGGTGCCGAGGCGCCTACGTTTCCAGCATAGGTCTGGACAGCAAGCCGGAGGACGCCTTCTGCGTGTTCGGAAACGTGCTGTACAGGATAAGCCATGACGAGGTAGTGACCGAGCTGGGCTATGTCGCGTCTGGTACAGGTCGCGTGACATTTGCTGAGACTGGCGGACTGCGTCCGTTCCTTCTCATCGCTGACGGCACGAACCTCTGGGCTTTCAACATCCTTGAAGGCGGTGAATTACAGCGCGTGACGTTGCCACAGCGTGTCACCGGTGACGGTGGCCAGATACGTCCGACACACGTGAGTGTCATCTCGGGTTCGGTCGTGGTTAACGACAGCGGAACCGGTTTTGTGTACTATTCGAACCCATATCCTCTACAGAAGGACAAGCGCAAGGTGTTTGACATCCAGAATGGCGAGGTTCAGTACACTGACTCGTCACGTCTCGAGGTGGCCACTGTAGAGGTTGACGCTATTGACTACGTATTCTACAACGACTACGGCGTCCAGCAGTTCTTCAACGCCCAGACTTCAAGCGACTCAATCCAGGCCATCTATGCCGTGGGTGCTAACCTGTACCTGTTCTGCACGAAGACTGTGGAAATCTGGCAACGTGGTTCCGGCGAGTACGAGACATGGGTCCGGACCTCGTACACGACGAACGCTTCCAACGGTATCCAGTGTCCTTACAGCATCGCATGCTGTGGCAGTACTCTTTATTACTTGGGCTCGGGCGAAAGCTTTGCCAAGGGAATTATGCGTGTGGACGGAAACCAGTATACCAAGATAAGTGACGATTGGCTCGAGGCCAAGCTGTTGCAAGAAAGGTCTGACACTGTCTACGCATTTGCATATGCCGTGGGCTCGCACAACTTCTACGTGTTGCAACTGCCAACCGTGGGCGAGACATGGGTCTACGATACGGATACGCAAGAGTGGCATGAGCGCACAAGTCGAGACCGAGTAAGCGGAGAAGAGATACAGTGGCGAGTTGCCGCAATGTCGTGGTTCCGTGGGCGATTCATCGCCTATTGTCACGATGGGTGCGCATACACGCACAGTGAGGACTACTGGTACGAGGATTACGCTGACGAGCTCAAGATAGCGATGACACGACATAGGCAGGGAGCCGTTCTGGTTGACGACAACAAACCGTTTGTCTTCAACGAGCTGGCCATTGAATGCAACGTCGGTACATGGGGCAGGGACGGCTACGAGGAGAAGAAGATACCTCGCATGCTGTTGCAAGTGTCAAAGGATGGTGGCGAGCATTTCGGCAACACTCGTTCCACAAGTATGGGCAAGACCGGCCAATTCTCGTATAGGGTAAGATTCCACAATTTAGGGATTAATAGGTTGTGCGTAATCCGGCTGACCTATAGCCACCCGACATCGCTGGAACTGACCACGGTAAGCCAGCGAATCACACCTACGGCGAGGGTAATCTAATGCGTAGTACGATCATTGACGCCGGTTCTAAGCAGAACGATGTCTGGGGCTTGCTTCAGGGCACCTGGAACGAGTATGACAGCGGGGAATGGCACATCGTGAAGACTCCGTTCTTCCTGTGCCTTACCGCGACATGTGGAGCCGGTGGCCATCCGTTGCCGTTCAGGTTCAACATGCCGGTATGTGGCATCAAGTACTACGGGGACGGCACTGTGTCGGCAGTCATTGTCCGACCGGGCGAGAACAGCATCAACATAGACGAAAAGTGCATAGTAAAGTTCCAGCTGTTTGGCAACGAGGCCGATACAGTGGGCGTAATTTAAAGGTAGAAACGAGGTCATTATGGACAAGCAAGTTGACCAGAAGGAAATTCTTGCCAAGCTCAAGGTTCTCAACTCGATGATTGAGGATTTCTTGGACAAGATGGACATGGACGAGGCTGACGAGGCCGAAACAGAGGAGGAAGCCTAATGCCGTTACCACTAATAGTAGGCGGCCTCGCCGCACTCGCCGGTGGCGCCCTCAACGCGTACAGCACGTACAAGCAGGGCCAAGACACCAAGGACATGTATGGACAGCTGGGGCAGATGGCCTCGGAAGTCGAGGCGAAGAACGCCAACGACATTGCCCGTTACAACGCCTTCCTAGAGAAGCAGTACGGCGGTGACGCCGCCAAGTACTCGGACGCTCTGCAGGCCTACATGAACAAGCAGTTCTCTCCTTACCAAGACTTCGGCTACCAGGGCGAGATTTCTGACTACATGGATCCGGCAAGGAACCAGAGAGTCGAGGCCGCTATGCGCTCTCTTGAGCGACAGGGCGCCGACGGTGGAAATTCCTTCTCCTCAGACTATATGAATCGTATGGCCGGCCAGCAACAGGCAATGGCCAGCGAGGAATGGCAGAACTCGTACAACCGTCTTGTACAGGACCGTCAGCAACAGCTCGCCGCATACAATGCTAATGCGCAGAACTTCTGGAACAACTACAATGCGGACAACGCGAGAGACCAGTTCGCTCTTGGCCAGCTCGGTGGTGCAAAGGACGCGTACGCGAACGGCTACGGATCCGTGCTGTCCGCCGGCATGGCGAACCGTACGGCTGGCTTGCAGAGCCAGGCCAATGCCCTTGCGGGTGTCCAGAATGCTTCTAACCAGCAGTCCAACTGGATGGGTCAGCTTGTCGGCCCTGCAGCACAGTTCCTCGGTTCCTACTACGGAGCACAGGCGTAAGGAGGATATATGGCTTTCTCGTTTAACTGGGCTGGACTTTCCGTACCGCAAGTCAACGTCACGCAACCGGCAGTCACTAACGAGGACTTCCGTGCCATGGGCACTGCCGCACGTGGATACAAGAACCGTCAGGCTGCATCCGAGTTTGCTAACAAGATAGACAACTACCGGCGTGGCATCTTCGCTGACAAGCAGGCGAACCAGAAGCGCATTGCCGAGATAGAGGCGGAGATTGCTCGGCTCGAGCAGGAGAACGCACAGCTCTCGGCAGTTTCGCAAGTTACGCAGGCGGAGTCTGAGCACGAGTCAGCATGGATGCCTACTGACGAGGAATACAACGCGATTATGTTTGACCCAGAAACTGCTACCGCAGAGCAAATCAAGGCTATGCAGATTGCCATAGGTGCTACTCCGGACGGTCAGTGGGGTCCAAATAGTCAGTCCGCTTACGATACGAAGTATGGATATCTGTATTCACCTGATAGACAATACTTTTTCTGAGGATAGGGTATGGCTGGCAAGAATTCCGACACTAATTCGCTGTTTAGGGCGGCGCTTGATATTTTAGGCTCAGGCACCGGTGTCGGTGCACTGCTTGCTCGTGGTCTCGGAGGCAACAATATGGGGCCTTCCTCGGTAGGTGCCGACGGCACTCCAGCCGAGACATATCCCAACCCGTTGCACACCGTCGATGTGGCTTACCAGCCCGGAGAGCCGAAGTTCAACTCTATGCTTCAGCGTGGCGTTGCTGACAAAGCCGCGCAGATGCAGACGCTGAAGGAGCACAACGACACTCTGCTCAAGTACCTGAGGCAACTGCCTCCGAATGCATCTGACAAGGCGAAGCACCTTGCAATTATGCAGGGCGTTGCCGACGAACAGGCACTGGACTCGTACTGGGACGACAAGAAACCGCGTAAGGACTATACGCCGAACTCTTCAGCAGTGAGGAGCGTCCGTGTCACTCCGGACAACCGAATTGAGGTGCAGTGGGGCACTAGCCCGAAGTGGTACACGTTCCGGCAATATCCGGACCCGTACAAGGCATCGCTCGCCATGAAGCAGTTACTGACAAGTGATTCGATAGGTCGGGCGGTGATGCCGTATCTGAGAAACGGCAAGCCGGTGAAGTTCAAGACGCCTGGTGTCGCCTGGTGGAACAAGAAAAACTACGATGGCGCGATGGCCTAACAATGGAGTAATTTATATGGCGATGAAGACAGGTCCCGCATTTAACTGGTCGACACAGCCTACTGCACAGCAGAGGATCGACCAGAACAACGCTAGAATAGCCCAGCTAAAGGCTGAGTTGCAGAGGCTGAAGGGAACGGGCGAAGCAGTGTCCGACATGGACTTGCTCGACCTTGAACTTGCGTCAAACCGTGCAAACGCTTATGACATGAACGGCTCCACTACCGCGCTGAGCCGTATCGATTCCCGCATGACCAACCGTGCCAAGGAAAGGCTGGACTTGCTCAACAAGCAGAAGACAGACGCTCTCGAGCAGGAGCTGAAACGCTCAGATCTAGAGAAGCAGATTCGCGAGCTCCAGATTAAGCGAGCCGAGGCAAAGACCCAGTCCTCCAAGGACATCATAGACGCACAGCTCGCTGACTTAGGAAACCAGCTTACTGCAAACGGTGGCACTTATAATCCGGCAAAATATGAGGGAATAGATGTTGCCGATGCGCTGAAGGCTTACTACGAAAACACTGTCAATACAGCGAATGGGCGAAAGTTCAACGACAACGTCACGCCGGAAATGCGCCAATCTATTATGGAAGGCCTTCGCAGTGCCGGTCAGGACGAACTCGCCAACGAAATCGAGGCGATGCTGACTACCGGTGAGAAGAACGAGCTGACCAAGAAGGAAAAGGCAAAGCGTGCCCGCATCAAGGCTACGGTCAAGATGGCAGCAAAGACTATAGCGAAACTTGTGAACAAGAAGGAAGGCACCCTTACGCCAGACGAATCCCTCGAGCTCAAGAAAGCAGAGGATATCGCAGACTCGCTTGCTCGTAATTTCGGCGACTACGTCAAGCTCGAGAACCGTATTCCTAAGTATACCGCAAAGGACTAACATATGGCTACACCGGCAAACAAGAAACTTGCACCAGACGTAAAGACGGTCTATGATGACATCCGTTACCGTATGAACATTACCGACGACTCCACTGAGTTGAAGGCGTTCAACGAGGCCCGTAACAAGGCCATGACCGATGACCAGGAGAGGTTCAATATTCTACGTGGCATTGTCGGTGCTGACGAAGAGGGTACCTTGCAGATGCCCATGGACACGACTCAGGCCAAGCTGTACAATGACTGGCCCGTCCGTGAAGAGCAACTAGAAATACCGACGACAAAGAACGTGCTCGAAGCTCTTGGATACAAGGACATCAAGGACAAGAAGGGCAATGTTACTACGACTGCCCAGCAGGCGTTCATTGCCGACTACTTGAATAAGCCGAAGCGAATGACCACGGAGTTGGAGAAGGCCAAGAAGGGATTCGGTACGTACTCCGGCGAGATACTCAAGCGTGCGTTCCGTGAGTCACTGAAGGACGAACAGGAACGACAGACACAGCTTGCTCGCGATGAAGCGCTGAACCCTTCCTTCGGCGATGATCCTCGCGGATGGTTTGCTTCCAAGGTTTTCGACTTGTTAGGTTCCAACCAGAAGGCGGCATATGCACGTGGAGAGGCACCTGGTGTAGGCGACTACCTCGCCGACTATGGCGGAAACGCGCTGATGCTCGTTCCAGGAGCCGGATATGTCAAGGCACTTAAGATGGCCGGAAGGATTCCGAAGGTAGGAAACGTTCTTACCAAGGGCGCAACATGGGTTGCTAACAAGGTGCCTCGCGTTGCCAGTGTTGCCGAAGGCGTAGTAGGCAACTCCGTGGCACCGGTAGGCACCGAGGCTCTCAAGTTCGCTGGTGATGCTGTCGATGATGACCGCGATGCACAGTACAACATATACAATGCAGCTATTGGTGCATTGACAAACTACGGCGTCAACGACTTGCTCATACGCAAGGCAAGTATGCTCAACAGGATGCTCTTTGACAACAAAGCTGGCCGTGAAGCGACAAAGGAGACTCGCGAGGCTCTCAAGGGAGCTGCTTCTGACGCGATAAAGGCCAAGGACGTGTTGCAGGCTTACGTTGTCAACAAGCTGGGCGACGGCACGGCTGCAAACTATGCCGCCAACGTGTTGAGAATCAACCCGGATACGATGAAGGACATATATGCTGACAGCGAGCGTATAGAGAACGCTCGCTATCCGAAAAAGACAGTTGACACTACCGGCCTCAACGAGGTGGACCTTATGTACTTGCAGAGGATTATCGACGACCCGGACTACATAAACAATTCCAATGACACCGATTTCAAGATGTGGTTCGCGACGAGAGGCAACGAATTGCTCCGTGGGACTGACGACCATGTGCCCACAATGGAGGTTAAGTACTAATGATGACTATCGAAGAAGCAATAGAGTCGTTCCAGGACTTTGAACAACGTGCGTCAGCTCATCGCGACACGCAGATTAACCGCATCAAGGAAGACCGTGCTGTCCTCGCCGGTGACCAGTGGTCAAAGGATGACAGACGCCTTGTCGGTCGCGGACGTGTGCGCCGTACGATAAACGTCACGAACAATGCCGTCAATGCAGTTGTAAACAACTACATCGGTTTCCCCTATGCCTACTTCTCCGGCGATTCCGAACTGGACGGCCTCCTGGCCGCATGGCTGAAGACAAAGTCAAACGAGCGTGCAGTGAAGGAAGCCCTTTCCGGCTCGGTAGCGTTTGGCCTGAACTACCTATGCATCGGTACTGACACAATCTCCGATGACGAGGGAAGCATGGAGATTCCGGTCGTGTACACGGTTCCCGACGTGGCCAACATCTATTACGATCCGGATAGCGTCGAGCTTGATGGTAGTGATGCTATCGAGGCCGCGATTGTCGAGCTGAGAAGCAAGAACTATGTCAAGGCCAAGTTCGGACAGGAATACACCGAGCACACGTCTACGATGCCGTTCGTCAATGTAAGCACGAACAAGAACGAGGACATCATGGCCATCGTGACCTACTACAAGGTCGAGGATGGCGAATGCATCTGCTACCGAATCATAGGCGACCAGTTCTTGCAAGAGCCGGTCAGCACCGGTCTGGACAGGGTGCCTATCATTCCGGTGTACGGCGAGCAGACCTGGGACGATGACGAGATTATCTACCAGGGCATTGTGCGCAAGGCTACGCCTATCCAGCGCCTTATCAACATGTGCTTCACCCAGCTGGGCGAGCGTATGGCAATGGCACCGAAGCCGGTATTCATGACGACTCCGGAGGCCATCGAGGGTTACTCAGAAGGCTACAAGACATTCCAGTACAACATAAATCCTCTTGCCCTGTGGAACGACAAGAGTGCCGACGGCAAGCGTGACTTGCCTCCTCCGGTTCGCATGGATAACAAGGTGGAGTTTGGTGACCTCACCGGCATCATCGCGTCCAACCTCGAACTGATGGCGAGCATTACCGGTGTCGACAGTCGTGGCATGTTTGCACAGGACAACAAGACCGAACTCACTGCAACAGAGGTGCTCTCCTCGGAGAAGCAGTACCAGACCAATATCCGCCACTACTTCGACAACTTACGTTGTTCGTTCAAGACGCTGGGGGAGATGGTGCTTCGCTTGCTCGGTTACGGCGAGGTAAATCTCGAGGTGACGCAAGGTCCGGACGAGCAGATGCAGAGACAGGTCGCTCGTAACGAGCTCATCACTCTCGCCGGAATCGTGCCTGACCAGCAGAAGGCTGCACTTGTTGACGGCATACTCTTGGCGTCTGGCAACAACGCCATCTTGCGCGACACTTACAGTCGCTTGCACCAGGTTCCGGCCCCGACTGCAATGGAAGCCCAGATGGGCATGACCATCGAGCAGATGAAGGCGGCAATCGAGGAACGTGACGCGAAGATGCAGGAGATGCAACAGCAGCTCGACTTCTACGAGAAGAGCACGATTGAGACTGACAAGAACAACCAGAACCAGATGCTCCAGAAGGAAATCGACCATCGCTACAAGCAGGAAGACATGATTCTTCAGGCACAGCTCGACCAGGGTCTGGACGCCAACCGTGCCATGGTTGACGCGCAGAAGGCCGAGATGGACTTGGAGAGGCAGGCGATTGCGCTTGACACTACAAAGGTCAAGGCAGCGGCAGAACAGGCTAAGGCAATGGCGAGCATGGTGGCTCCGAATCCGGAGGTGAAGAATGAAGATAGCCTTGAACGTTAACCAGTTCTTTGACGATGTGGGTCGCCCGCTCGTCGAGGGACGCGTGTCCATCTACAAGCACGACAGCGACATATTCAACGAGATTTTCACCCTTGTTGGTGATGACTATGCACCGGCTACCAACCCGATGATACTTTCCAATGACGGACGCATGCCTACCGTGTTCTTCGAGGCCGGTATCGTGGATGTCAAGGTGGAGAAGCTTGTCGGGGACGGTATCTACGAGCTGGTTGACACGTTCGAGGCCGGCTTCGACATGCCCCAGTCAAAGAACGACTCGTTCGTATACGGAATGAACGCCCTTGCAGAGGTCTCGCCGGACCTGGGCATAGTAACTGTTGTCGGGTACTATGACGAATATGACGCGCCGGCGCGTAGCTATGTCTGGGACCCGTATTGCAGTGACGTGGCCGACGGTGGCATCGTCGTGGAGAGCAATACCGGTAACGAGGGACGCTGGATTCTGCTATGGGAAGACGAGATGCTTCCTTCCTCGGTGTACGGCATCAAGCCAGGCGTGAACGAGGCGAACATCTCTGCATTCATCGGCTATGCAGACTACGTGGGTTCCTATCAGATTAGGACTCCGAAGATTCCGAGATTCCTCGGCGGTACATACACCAGCCCCGGCTCTTACGTCACTACCAAGACGCTGTACTTCGACAAGGGGGCACAGTTTGTATCCGCGGGTATCCAGTGTCCTAGGGCAATCATTCCCGAGTGGGACAACTATGTCGCCGACTTCTACATCACAGCCAAGGACGCTACCGTGCATTCCGGCTGGTTCAAGACCATGGCCTACTTCCTGACTTGCGATGCAGACAACATGGTGTTCGACAAGGACAACTACTTCCTGACTACGGTCGTGAACGTTCCGTACAACCTTGTCGGGAAGGTGATCGAGGCTCATGGCAGACTGCCTGCGACATACGCCAATAATGGCCGGATAGTGTTTGACAAGTGTTCGTTTGTCGGTTCACAGTTCTTCAACTCAACCGACTTCGTCGCGTTTGCGCATACGGAGTTTAGACAGGACTGGTTTAGCACTGCCTATAACGCGTGGGACTTTGTCAGCAAGGTACTCGTGCGGAGCACGGCGATGAACAAGCTGTTGCTTGCAAACTTTACCGACGTGCGTGTGTACGTGAAGGCGATGGAGGCAGATGGCGCCACCGAGATCGACCTCGCCGGTCGAAAGGTCGGCACGCTTGCCACGTCTGCTTCCATAAGCACCGTACGCAACGCGGTGTGCGACAGTCTTACCATTACAAGACCTTACGACAACGTGTCCCTGGACAACGTAACGTGCAGTTCGCTCAGCGTGTCATGCATTGCACTAAACATTACAAACTCCAGCGTGTCTTTTGCTAACGACCCGGTATGCACGGGCATTACCTGTATCGACTCGGACATTGCTTCGTATGCCCCGATTACAGACCCGACAATTGCCATATCCATGCAGCGTTGCCGTCTCACGGCGAGCATTGACCGTGTCACGGACAACGCTACCAAGGACTCGGCAATCGTGCTACGTGACTGTCTGCTGGATAGCGTAACCATCAAGTCCAAGTCCCTTGCAATGCAGGGTTGCACTGTCAACAATTCGTGGGTGCAAGTTTTTCCGTACTACGCCAACTCTGCATACCATATCGACTTGACGCTGCAAGGCAACTTGTTTAACTCGACGACCCCTGTGACGATTACCAAGGTAGCCCAGGACGACTGCTACGAGTGCATCGCCAACTGGGTCATCATGGGCAACACATTCATGGGAAATGCCGAGGGCATCCGTTGCCGGTACTGGTCTAACCGTACTGGGAGCTACTTCGAGACGCTGTTCATCGTCAATGACAATCGTAGCTCTATCGTGTACAGTGGCAACTCCGGCCTCTGCCCGTCCGAGTCCATGAAGGGCAGCACCTTGCCTGTGTCGACTGCTCCTTGGCAGACCGTGGATGTCGGAGGCGGACAAAATGCATACGTCTATACATACACTGCTTCCCGCTGCTGCCCGAAGTACACGCGTTCCGAGGACTCTACCGGTGTTCAGAAGCTGTACATGGTCGATGCGCAGTCGGCTGCTACATCTGTTTCTGTAGACCATGACAACGCGCTAGCGATGTCCATCCGTAACGGTGTTTACTTCTGGCAGACTTCAGGCGCGCTTGCCGACCAGGACGGTGACTTCTTCCAGCTAGGGTTTGCCCTCTGGATTAACGACCTTGGCGCCGACAAGTCGATATTGATGGTATAGTACGGCGTAATTTAACAGTAGAGTAAGAGGTTATCATGGCCCTAGCGTATCTTGTAGATCCGGAAAACCAGTTCATGACCAAGGCCGGCACTATCAACGTGGAGGGCTACCTCCGCGTGTACGATGCCGCTACGGATGACCCGGCTATCACCTATTGCAACTTTGTAGGCACCGAGAATCCGGAACAGATTGTCCTGGACAACAATGGCCGTGCCGTGGTCATCGCTGACTCGGAAAGGGCTTACCGTCTGGAGGTCTACAACAGGTACGGTACACTGCTCTGGACTACAACTCCGCTGTGGTGCATGTCTTCCGGCGGTGGCGTGCAGGGTTCGGACATTATCAGCACGGACGGTTCAATCTCTGTTGACAAGACCACTGTCGGCTCGATGACCACGTTTGACATAGGCCTTGCCCCTCAAAGCGACGAGTTCCTGGAATGGTGCAAGTGTGGCGAGGAAAACATTGCCAACGGCACATGGTATCCGACTGTCCTTGAAGGCACGATGGAGAGCCAGGTTGGCACTGGTCTGCATGTCAACAAGGGCCAGCTATACCACATCACGACCACTATCAAGGTCGACCCTACCGGCGCCGGTGTCAACTATGATACTTTGTCCGCAAACCTGATGTTCAATGACGGAGAAGAGCACAACGTTGTTCGTAGGAACTACGATGTGGACAGTTCCGTAAACGACCCTACTCTTTGCGAATTCTCCTATGACTTTATCCCTGACAATGATGGGTACATATATCTCAGCGTTGAAGGCGTTGCATACTTTGAGCATGTCTCTGTAGAGATGCAAGTGCATCGCATTTACAGCGGAATCAACGCCGTGCCTGACACGTGCGCGACCAAGCAGTGGGTGCAAGAGACATTCGACTACAACATGAGTAGCAAGGTTGACTACTCGGCGATTGAGCACAATACGTATGGCGAGGTCACAGGAATCAGTGGCAGTGCCATTGCCGGTGGGCTGAACAGCGCGACTGTGTCGGCCATTGCTTCCAGCTACGCCGAGTCGGCAGCATCCAGCAAGGTCGACCAGAGCGCGTTTGACAACTGCTGCTCGGCAATGTCCGGATATGTCAGCTCGTTGCAGACCGACGTGTCGTCAATCTCGGCTTCTGTCTCGGCAGTTACTGGATTGACAGGCAACTACATAGACTGGAGTGCAAGTGGCACGTTCCAGCCGAGCGGCAACTACGTGTCATCTACTGACATGTCTTCCTACGTTCCGTTCAGCGGTCTGTCCGGTGAGAACAACATAATCACGAGCATCAGCGGTTCTGCCATTGGCAACACGAGTGTGGTACATGAGTACACGGGCATCTGGCCGGTTGTTGTAGACAACACAGCCGACACTATCGCAGTGCTCAACAAGTCTCTCTGCCTAGACGAGACCATGACGGGGTACGAAAGCGCTGGCAGTGCTGTCATCGGCGTGCATACCGGAACGGTGCTGAGTGGACTCACCGCGTACCAGACAGTTGCGGGCATGACTGGTTACCAAGTCACTGGCGATTATGCGTACAACAGTTCAGTGAGCGCAAAGCTAGATGCTTCTGCCAGTTCTGATTTCTATAGCACTAGCAATCCATCTGGGTTTATCACCGGTGTTGATTTGTCTGATTATCAGCCGACCTCGGCAATGACTGCCTACCAGTCTGCTGGTGATTATGCATATAACAGTGCTGTAAGTGGAAAGCTTGATGCAAGTGCGAGTTCCGACTTCTACTCCACCAGCAATCCATCTGGGTTCATTACCGGAGTTGATTTGTCGAACTATGCCACTACGGGCTACGTAGACTCGTCTGTGTCTGGAAAGCTTGACGCGTCTGCTGCTTCAGATTTCTACTCTACAAGCAATCCGAGCGGGTTTATCACTGGTGTCGATCTCAGCAATTACGCAACTACCGGTTATGTGGACAGTTCGGTTTCGAGCAAACTAAATGCTACAGCATCGGCCGACTTCTACAGCACGAGCAACCCGAGTGGCTTCATCACGGGTGTGGATTTGACTCCGTACCAGACGACTGCTGGCATGACGGCCTACCAGCTGTCGGGCGACTACGCATATAACAGCGCAGTTTCCGTGAAGCTCGATGCTAGCGCCTCTAGCGACTTTTACTCGACATCGAATCCTTCCGGTTTCATCACTGGAGTCGACCTTTCTCCGTACCAGCGGACCGCCGATATGAGCGGATATATCCCGACAAGTGAATCTGCGAACTACCAGCCCGCTGGAAACTATCAGACCGCTGGCAACTACCAGACTGCGGGTGACTACATCTACGCCTCCTCGCTAGGCATCTTGGAGATTTAACATGGCTCAGATTCTTACATCGATTTCCGGTCTTCCGATATCTGCGGCTTCTGCCGGTTTCGCTCCCACAAACAGGGCGGACGTTTCAGCAATCGCCTCGTCTTATCAGGTCGTCAGTGCGACCAGCACTCAGTTGTACGCAGGGACGGCCTACGTAACTAGCATCAACTCGGCTCCGCTTAGCGCATCGCGTGCAGGCAACGCGGCGAACGCGTCACTGGCAAATTCTGCATGGTATGACGGCACTGGCCGCTTTATCAGCGCATTGCCAGATTCCGCGACTGTGTCATCCATCGCCTCCTCGTATGCCGAATCGGCAGCAAGTGGCAAGCTCGACAAGACCGCACAAGTGGTTACAGCTACTGCCGGTGACGGAACTTATATTACGTCCATCAACGGCATAGGGATTTCCGGCCAGGGAGGCGGCGGAGGGGCTACCGGCGACTACGTGGAGAAGAGCGCCATGAATGTCGCTATTGGCTCTGGAAATACAGCATCCGCGGACATATCGTTTGCACAAGGTTCCGGCAACTCTGCCAAATATAGGTCATTTGCTCAGGGTTTACAAAATACAGCAACTGCCTGGTCTGTAGCAATCGGTGGGTCTAACACTGCGCGCTCCACTGCTGCTGCATTTGGTGTATCTAACACTGCCTTTAATACTTCTATAGCTGTTGGCCGACAGAATTATGCATCAAGTGATTCTCTTTGTGTTGGCGTAGAAAACGCTGCTACAAAAGTCTCTGTTGCACTGGGACAATATAACACAGCGAAAAATACGGCGTTTTCTTATGGAAGGTTCGTTTCATCACAAAACAATGCATTTGCGATTGGCAACTACAATCTAAAAGGAAACGGTGATACTACCACCGGAGATTCTGCTGCATTTGTTATTGGCGACGGAACCGGAACTGCCGCTCGTCACGACATGATGCTCGTCACCAAGGACGGTGAGATTACCATGTACAGCTCCACGGCTGACACGGTCGGTACCGGCATCATGAGCTCAATCAGGGCCATTTCAGCGGCAGCCACGGGAGGCGGTGTTGATTCCGCGACCGTGTCGAGCATTGCCTCCAGCTACGCGCAGAGCGCGGCGAGTGGCAAGTTAGACGCATCTGCTGTTGCGTTTGGTGTTAATGATGGAGACTTAGTTGTTAAATCAATTAGTGGACGACCTATAAGTGCAAAATACGCACTGTATGACGTCAACGGAATCTATCTCAGTTCCTATGCCTTGTCTGCGGACGTGTCCAGCACTATCGACACTGTGTCGAGCAATTCCGCAAGCTGGGGCGGAGGCGGCGTTGACTCGGCAACTGTGAGTGCCATTGCCTCCAGCTACGCTGAAAGCGCTGTATCGTCCAAGGCCGACTCCAGTTCCCTCTCGTCCTACGCACTGAGCGCGGACGTGAGCTCTACTGTCGATGTCGTATCTACCCAGTCCGCCAACTGGGGCGGCTCCGCGCTTGCACTGTCGGCAGGGCCGGGCGTCAAGCTGGAGAAGGTCGGGAATACACTGGTGGCAAGCACGGACGAGACAGTGCTGTGGAGCGGTTCGTATTCATCTGCAGCGACTTTATCTGAATCCTATGCTAATTTCGAACGAATCGGAATTGTTGCCGGTTTTCCGAATCAAGGAAGACATTTCAGCATTATTGAAACTGATACAGCCCATACCAGGTTTAATATTCAGTACCCGTTTGGAAACTCGTATGCTTACCTATGTAATGCTAAGATGATTTTTAGTGCTACAGGAAGCTTGGTAGTGGAAGACGCGAAATATATCTATTCGCCTTATGGCACGTCAACAACTGTTACTACGGACACGGGTAATATTGCGTCAGCACTCAAATGCCTCGTAAAGGTCATAGGTATCAACCGTACCGCGGGGGTCTAATGTCCAGTTCCTACTTCATAACATACGGCGGCAACCGCGTGACGTTCGGCGGGACTCCGGGACCGGTCGCCTGGGAGTACGTTCCTCCTCCAGTGAGAAGGTACGAGTACACGTTGTGGAAGAGTCCGGATGGACAGGGCCGGAACTCTGGAACAATGGATTCAGCGTTCAGCTCTTTCGACGAAATTGTCATTGGGTACGGTTGGCCGAACAACGTGTACGAAACGCATGGGGTTGAGTACAAGACATATCAGCCTTCAGCGCAATATTTTTTATCCAGAACAATGTCAAACAATAGTACATACTATATGTTTGGTACTCTTGTTTCATCAAATGCCACATCATGGAAATGCCCAACAGATGGCCAATTTGCATCATCATATGCCTACCGTTGGATACAGACTCCTACTTCCACGACGGCAAAGTGGACAACGTCTAACAACACCGGTCGTTATAACTCCGTTTGTGAAATCATAGGTGTAAAGTACAGGTAAGATATGAGCGAACTGTTTAATAAGACTTTATTGTTTAGTGGTGCAGGGGTAAGCTCATGTAATCTCTCCGAACCTATTCAGAACTTTCAGTATATGCAAGTAACTCTAAGTCCAAATCAGAAATGTTTGGTGCCAGCGTATTCATCTATTACATATGGAAAACTCGTAGGTGGACAAGCTTATTATACAAATGCTTCCTATTTTGATTGGCAGTATCAGTATAGTATGACTAATTCCGGAAAGACACTAACCATAAATAATTTTCAGATTATACAACAAGTTGCTTCGTCTGCTCCATCACTATTTGGATCTGCCGGAAATCGTGCTAATAACTTGAAACATATCAAAGAGGTCTGGGGGGTTAATAGAGTGTCAGGTACACCGACATCTGCAATAGGTGTTCCATATACTGGAGCCGGATGGCGTGCGTACGACGAGACTCTACTAGCAAGCTCCAATACAAATGTTTCGTCCCTTACACTTTCGGAGCCTGCTTCGGCATTTAATCGCATAAGGGTAACTGTAGGAGAACATACACAATCTGAAAACTCGTTCGAATACAATGCCCCAATACAAGATAATGACAAATTAACCGTAAAATCATATTGGGGTACAGCTACCAGTGTCAACGCAATATGTGTAAGCCGTTATCAATGGCTAAGTGGAACAACAGTTCTGAGCAGCCTTGGTGGCAAGAGCTTTGCATTAGGTTGGAATAGTGCAAATCCGTTTTCATCCACGGGGCAGATTTCCAATGCTAACTGGATATGGCGTCCCATATACGCAGTCTACGGCATCAACCGGAAGTGAGGAAATTATGAGCGAACAAATTAACAAGGTATTAGCAAGCACGGCGCAGTCGTTCACGACCGGTGAGCAGGCGCAGGCCCGTGCCAACATAGGCGCCGCAGCGGCATCCTCAGTAGGCCTCCCCGGTGTCTACCACGACGCCAACCTGACCGGCTCCGGTACGAGCGCGGAACCCCTCGGCCTCTCCTCGCAGGTGAGGCTCACGAACAGCACAAGCGCGACCAACATCGCACCCGGTGCACTGTCGGCTACCTCGCACGTGGCCACCACCTGGATGGGCCCCGGTGCCTTTGAGGTCAACAACAGCGTGTCACATCAGACTGCCTACATGGTGGGCGGCTCGCTCACGTTCACGGACACGGCGACCTCCGAGAGAGTCAACATCAGCTCCATCCAGCGTTGGAACTCGTATTCCTCGCTTTCATTTCCGCAGCCTCAGTATGCATGCCACGTTATCAACCTCTCCGCTAGCTACAACGTGACGGACTGGCTGTACCCGAGCGCCTACCCGAGCGGACTATCAGCAGACATGCGCCTGGACTTCGTGGTCTACGGTACTGGCGATGGCTACGTGACAATCAACATGGACCTACAGGGGAACACAGCGGAACTCCGTACTGGAGAGTCCGCCAGCATGTACTACAACGCATCAGCAGACGAATGGACGGCATTCGTTGGCAACCTTCCATAAGGAGGTATTATGGCTATTCTAAGCATTGGCGAACTACTCGGCATCGGTCCGGACGAGCTTTCCGGCTTCGTGCCGTACACTGCAATCGGTGGCTCGGGAAACGTTATCTCTGGCATCAACGGGTCCGGACTGTCTGGAGCAGGGACTGATACGACAGCTGTGTCAGCGATTGCCTCTTCGTACGCCGAATCGGCGACATCTGGCAAGCTGGACAACAGTGCGTCATCCACATGGTATCCGTATACAGGCAATCCGTCCGGATTCCTGACGTCTGTCGATCTCAGCAACTATGCTACCACTGCATACGTTGACAGCTCGGTGTCCGGCAAGGCCGACACAAGCTCGCTCACTGCCTACCAGACCGTAGACGGTATGAGCGCGTTCCAACCTAGCGGAGACTACGCGTTCAATTCTAGCTTGTCTGCAAAAGCGGATAGCAGTGCATTGACTGCCTACCAGACAGTTGAGGGTATGTCTGCATATCAGCCTACAGGCGACTATGCATACAATTCTAGCTTGTCTTCAAAAGTCGACCAGAGTGCATTTGATGCGTGCTGCTCCGAGGTACAGAGTGCGTTGTCTGGCAAGGCCGACAGCAGTGCTCTGACTGCATACCAGCCTGTTGAGGGGATGAGCGCGTACCAGGCCAGCGGTGATTATGCATACAATTCTAGCTTGTCAGCAAAGCTGGACATATCCGCCGTGAACTTCGACGGTGATTCCTCGCATGTCACCGGGATATCCGGGGTACCGCTGAGCGCACAGGGAGGCGGATCCACAGGGGATTATGTTGAGAAGAGCGCGATGGAAGTGACCATCGGTTCTGCAAATACGGCCAGCTTCACTGCATTCGTGCAGGGTTCCAGCAACAGCGCTTTGTCTGATTCCTTAGCACAAGGTGCCGGCAATAGTGCCGTCAGCAAGTCCTTAGCGCAAGGTTCAAACAACATTGCAAGCGGCTATTCCTTAGCGCAGGGTTCACACAACAGTGCAGACTACTGCTCCTTAGCGCAGGGTTCACACAACAGTGCGGCACTCTATTCATTAGCGCAAGGATCCAGCAATACCGCGCGCTCCAACTATTCCTTCGCGCAAGGTGCATACAACAGTGCTAGCGGAACTTCATTAGCACAGGGTGAGTACAACACCTCATTAGGACATTCCTTAGCACAAGGTGGGTACAACACCGCATTAGGACATTCCTTAGCACAAGGTTCCAGCAACAGTGCAGAGTATTTATCATTAGCGCAAGGTGACTACAATAGCGCAACCCGGCGTTCATTAGCACAGGGTTCAGGAAATACGGCTTCTTCCGCTTCCTTAGCGCAAGGCGACGTAAACAGCGCTACCGGACGTTCCTTAGCACAAGGTTCCAGCAATACAGCTTACAATGGTTCCTTAGCTCAGGGTGCAGGCAATTACGCCAGCAACCATTCCTTAGCGCAGGGCTTCAGCAACAGCGCAATCAGTTATTCCTTCGCGCAGGGTCTGCGCAACAGTGCAAGACTCACAGCAGCAGTATTCGGTAAATACAACCTGCATGGTGATGGCGACACCGCCACCGGCGACAGTGCCGCATTCGTCATTGGCGACGGCACAGGTTCAGCAGCACGTCACGACTTGATGCTCGTGACTAAGAATGGTGAGATTACGATGTACAGCTCGACTCATGACAATGTCGGTCTGGGTATCGTAAGCTCAATCAAGGCTATCTCCGCTGCCGCTACCGGAGGTGCACTGGATTCCGCTATACCCCTTACGTCCACGGACAGCTCCGTAATCATCTCAAACCAAGGTACGTACGCAGACCTAAGAGTAACGGGTACCACCGGTGATCTCACCGTGTCAGGCGTGTCCATTCTCGCGCTGTATCGTTGGGCTACCTCGCAGGGTTATCAGCCGTAAGGAGGAAGCATGTATAACGTAAAAGTGGGCGGGACTCTCGTGGGTGTAGCAGGCGACACCTTTCGCAGTCTGTCGTCAACATCCACTGACTCCCGTATATATCCCCAGAACTACATATACAACCAGGACCAAGACCCAAATACAGACGACTACATGAACGTCATGGGGCATATTCGTACATATGGCAGTACGCCTTGGTCTTCATATAAGTGGACGGGATGGCTTACCGCAACTTCTGAAAACACTTATGACTTGCGTTACTTCTTGACAGGTACGGCACCGCTTGTACACGCCGTGAGCTCGTTTGATACAAGGAGTGCAAATGTATATGCGTGGCACAGCGCAGAGGGACGTATAATGGAGACTGGCTCCGGTGTGCAAGGCGCTACATCTTACGTGTCTGCTAGATACACCGGTTCTGGATATGTTAGCTCGCTGAACTTAAATCAGTCGGGGGCGTTCATGCCGGCATTCTCGATATATCGTGGTGTGTTCGAAGACCAGTCAGATCTCTATATGTCAGCGATGTCTGGTACGATAAATTTCTATGGATACGGACCTGTCGCATTAGTGGGGGTAGAATGACACCGGAACTTTGGGGGATACTGATAACATCTGTGGTCGCCTTGCTGGGCGCCGTGACGGCCTTTATCAAGAGTCGCATGACCGATAGCGCGAGAGCTGACACAAAGATTGTCCGTGACAAGGCAGAGACAGAGATTCGCGACATGTGCCGGCAGAACTCCTGGGAAGTCTCTCGCCTCAAGGAAGACCTGGCCCTGGCCCGGACGACGCTAGACGACCACCAGCTGCAACTGACGGCCATTACGACAGAACTGGCAAAGGTGAGCACCAAGCTCGACAACGCATTGGAAATACTCCGATACATCAAGGACGGAGGGCAATGATTTTCACCGTGATATTCATCGTGGTCTTCCTCGTATGCGGTTACTTCGCGTTCAAGGACGACGACCACAACGAGTGGCACGGATTTTAGTTCCGATAAACTCGTAAATGGTGTAATTTACGAGGCATGAAGATTCAGGAATTTATACCTTGCATCCGCAAGCCGGAGAAGCCCATCGAGGGCGCCATCTATCTCGAGAACGAGTACGAAGACGAGAGCCTAGCACACAAGCTGTATCGCCTTAAAGACTACTCGGCGGACTTTTACGTCGTCCACCACCAGGACCTACGCGTGTTGACACCGGAATTGATTGCACCGCAGTGCGAGCTCATGCGGGTCAACAACTGCGGTGTCGGTGGGTTAATCGGTACACTCTGCCTATTTGATTCTTGCACGTGGTGGAACCCACAGCGCAACGTCGTTACTGTGGGCGCCATAGAACAGGGCGATGGAAAGGGCGGAAGCTACCCGATGCTGGACGGCCCCGGCTTCCGTTCTGACGCTGTAAGCGTGGACGGTTGCTTCATGGTCTTCTCGGACAAGTTTGTCAGTAACTACGAGTTGCACGAGTTCGACAGTTGGCGCTATCTGTACGACGTTGACGCATGCTTGCAATGTCTCAAGATGGGGCTCAATGTAGCAGTGCTTGATATACGTTGCAGACACGAGTCACAGGGACACATGACCGCTGACTTTGAACAAGCTAAAAACAAGTTTCTGACATACTGGAAACAACATGTGACCTTTCCTGTCATTAAACAATCGGAGTTTTTCTAATGAAAGCTGATATCAACCCACAGAAACCCTTCGTGCAAGTCGTGACCTCCGGCGGTTCCGGCTGTCGTTTCTACCGCGCTTCAATGCCGGCCTTCTGCTTGAATTGGTTCGAAGGGCTTGGCATCCATTGTATTGAGGTTCCTTCTCCGTTGATGGAGCCGGGTATCCTTGGCGCAACGCGTTCCATCGTCCTCAAGAGCTGTGCCGGTTGGCAGGGGCTGGAGCTTATCAAACAACTTAAAGCTGCACAGGCCAAGTTCGGTTTCAGGATTGTCAACGACTTCGATGACGTCCCCTTTTACACACAAAATAGCCACCGCGAAGGCGACAGTGACTTTGACGCCATTAACACCAAGACGTGGGACGAGAAGCACAACAATTCTACCATCGAGGCGCTTCGCTTGTGCGATGTGGTGACCGTATCCAACTCGTATCTTGCGAGCAAATTCTTCGATGTGGGCGCCAAGGTGTCGATCATTCCCAACGCGGTTGCGCGTAGCATGTGGAACTTGGAACGTCGTCCTCCGTTACAGCAAGACCTCAAGACTGTCAACCTCGTCCTTACCGCTTGCCCACAGCATGCCGTGCCGGCACACAAGAACGAGAAGGGCGAGGACGTCCCGGAACAGCTCGGCGACTACGCCTCGGCGGAATGGCGTGAGTGGATTATCAAGCACGTCAAGGACGGTGACATGACCCTCACGCAGATGGGCAACCCGTCCTTCCTCTGGAACGAGATTCAAGACAAGGTAAAGTCGCTTCCGTGGGTGACACCGAACCGGTTCGCTTCGCTTGTATGCAGGCTGAAGCCTGACCTGGTAATCGCGCCACTCGTCCCAAACGAGATTAACCGCTGTCGTTCAGACCTCCGGTACATAGAGGCAGCAGTCTGCTCCAGCGCTTTCCTGGGCTCCGAATTCCAGGATTCTCCATACATGGAGACACCGGCGCTGTGCCATGTAAAGCAGGGAGCAAGCATGGCCGATTTGGACGAGAAGCTCAGACAAATTAAAGACCGAGATACTTACAACAAGTTAATCAACGATGGCTGGGATTATCTGTTGAAGGACGGTCGCATTATGGAGTCCGAGATGTGCATGGGAAGGTACATGGACACATGGGGCGCCAATACGAACAACATTGCATTTGACTTGTTATAATGGCTGAGCAACACGGAGAAAGGTGGTACCCCACCTATTACGACATCGGTACCAAGCGCATACTGTTGCGCAGTGACTGGACGTGGCAGGAGAACGTTTGGCACTTCATAAATATAACAGTAGGGATTTGGCTTGCCCGCGCCAAAGTCTGGTCGTACGACCGAGAACTGATTGAGGAACTCGAACAAACTTGCAAACTGCGCACATACCTGAGGTTGAAAGACATCGTACACCGTGGTTTGTATGCTCACCACTTATCATTCTACCTGAATTGCCGGAGTTGCGCCTGGGCGGCTGTAAGCAACGTAATCTATCTATGGAAGCACTATGCGGTCGAGATACCGGCATTGACCGTTGACATTGACGCGCCCATCACAGGACCGGGCGTAAAATCTGATGACCTCAGCCTCGCCGACACTTTGACTACCCATAATGCACCAAAATTACGTACAAGGTACGACATGATTAATGACGTACAAATTAAGCGTGGTGTCGGAACCAAGACTCTAGACGACGTGACTCGAGGGACGGTGGGTTACAAAAGCGTATGGTACGCGGTGACTGAGTCTGAGTGGGATTATTACTTACAAAGTTGTGATGAATTTGGCATACAACCTATCAGCAAGGAAGAGTTCTTGCAGAAAAATTTTCCACCCTCGAAGAGGACTGCGCGAGAGCGACAGTTTGCGAAAGCGAAGTGGCAGAGCGACTACCGGAGTAAACAGAAAGAGCAGGGCTGAGCCCTGCTCTTGTTGTGTCCAGTTTTTGACTTACACGAACTAATTACAATATCACGCTACAGTCGCCTGTAACGAACGGTGCACTAGGCATCGGTCGTAAGCATGGACTTGCGCAATGCACGTATCTTGTGCAGTGCATCCAGCTTACCTTGATCCATCTGGAGCTCGTCCAGGGCCCTCGTAAAGAACGAGGTGAACCCTTCAGTCTCGCGGATGTATTCAAGCTTCTCTTCGTAGGCCTGGTCAAAGTAGACCGTGACGGCCTTGGTCTTCTTGCGGTGTCCCATTTCTAGCTCCTTTCCTTGACCGTGTAATGAGACAAGTCGTCCCAGTCAAGTTCGCCATAGTCATCTTCGTGAGCCTCAAGTTCGGCATCGCTGAAATGAGCCGTCACGATGTATTTCTTGTCATTATAGTCCACGACAGCTCCGAATTGATCATCGCCCCAGTCATCGAGACTGAGATGGATGTTGTTGTCGAGCACATACTTGATGACGTCAATGGCGTCATTTGCGATATAGTCCCAGATTACGTCGGACGCAGCAAGACGCTTGCGAGCGTCAATGCGTTGCTTCGCATAGTCAGGTGCGTCATGGTCAATACCGACAATTTCCATGTCAGCCGGGTAATGCTTTTTCAGCAATGTAGTGTATAGCTGGTTTACACGGTCGTCCACCTTGCTGTATACGGCATTGACAAACTCTGCCTTGGTGAGCGTGGCGAGCTTGCTATGTTCATGGTTTACGACTTCGTCGTAGATGTCAGCGATGATGTTCTTTGTGAGTTTCATATCGTTATCCTCTTTGTTTTACTCCCATAATATAACTAAATTCTAGCCGAGTGACAAGCATTTTTTCACTATAACAACAAGATTTTACAAACTTGCGAAATTCGCTCAAAAACGGCAATAAATGTAAACTTTAGTAAAGAAAAAAGGCCGTACCCCCGTTAAACCATAACGCATCGGCAGGGGTACGGCCAGTGAAATAACCATCCGATGCGCCCGAGGCCAAGGAGTGCTTGGCTCTAGTGGAGCCCGGATTCCCGTCCGGACCCCACCAGAACCGGCCTAGGAAAGGCCGGCCCCTGATGAAACAAAAAGACACAATATGACATAGCCCTCAATTTAGCGCCGGTGGGCCGTCGGCGAAGCTCTTAGAACGGCAGAGGCGTCTCGTCTTCTGCTTCATTGTTGTCAAGGAATTCCTTGCCGGACACCTTCTTCGGCGCGGATGCAGCCTTGCTGTCAGCTATTTTTACCAGGTCGTCATCGGAGAACTCCGGCTTCTGCTCCTTGGCCTCGGCAAAGCCAAGACCTTCAATCCAGTGCGATGCAATGAACGGGCCCTTGTTCAAGTATGCCGGCGCCTTGTCGTCAGCGATGAATTCAACCTTGTCATTCTTCTTGGCCTTGAGTACATTGGAAATGACGTTGTATGTCTTGCCGTCACGTTCCTGGACGTCCACGACAATCTGTGCCTTCAATCCCACGGTCTTGCCGAGGTCAATGCCACCGGAAGCCTTCTCCAATGTCACTCCAAGCCAAGCGTTTAGAAACTGGAAAAGATTGCTCTTTTCGTTGATGACATTGCGGAAGGGCAGTGTTCGTAAGTAGTGGTTGGTATCGCCGTCGTGTACCTGGAACACGAACTGGAATTTCGGCTCCGTGTCTGTAGACTGATACTTCTTGAACTCTTTCTTGGTAAGGCCCACGCACACGGCACTGTAAGCACCGGTCTCGAGGAGTTCAAACTCTCCGCCTTCGGACGGAGTCGCGGTAAGGAATTCGTTTGTCTGTTCTGCCATAATATAACCTCTCTTGGTTTTGGTTGGCTGTTTAAGTTTTTGACATAGTGTAAGATAAACAAAATTACGCTCTCGGTCCACTATAACATACACTCATAGTTTGTAACTTTTTCAACATATAACTGTTGTGGTAAAACGTGTCGCGGACAGTAATTTTGCTAATTGTTAATTCTAGTCATCGTCATCAAATGTGAAGTCATTATCCTCTAGCATTACGTTGTATGCATTGAGGATATCCTCCTCTGTGGTGACCGGGCGCTTCTCGCGGAAGATGTCACGATAGCTCCATATTGCGAAACATGCGAGTGCCGGCACGGCAAAGGTAAGCAGTGTATAATCAATCAACTTTGTCATTATTCCAAACCTCATCGACATACAAATTAGTGCAATCCGCCTCGTTGTCGGTAGCCACGCCTTCCATCATGTATTTCTGGAATTCCAGCATGTACTTGTTGGGTTCAGCCGTAGCGTACTGCTCACGCGTCGCAAGCTCGGAGTGGCAATTGGCAATACCGTGGTAGGTGACCTCTGGACTGCCTACATCCACTGGTGTGCCGAGACATTCCTCGGAAGCGTCCCTCATGATTTGCGCTACCTTGGCTGTAACGGCTTCCCATTCCGACTCCTTGCACATAAACGCTATGGCATCATGTATGGGTGCCACCAGACGTATGTGGGCCTGGTGGGTCTTCACGAGGATCTTGCGCAATATCAAGGCACCCACTCCCTGGAAAGGCCAGTTGCCTAATGTAGTGACCTTTCCTCCGTCATACGTTATGCGGAACCCGTCCGAGAATACGAGAGGACTGAATTTGGCATCGTTTATGACGTCACGAACAAAGTCCCAGTATGTACCGAATAGGTTCTTCATATCACAGAGGATATGGTTCGCCTCCTTCTCTTTGATGCCGGCAATCTGGGCAAGGTGTGCAGCTCCGCATCCATAGTTGGACATGAGCGCGATGGTCTTGTACTTGGCGCGTCTAGGGTCATGCTTGTCCTTGATGTCGGACTCGAAGGACTGTGCGATGGTTGTGTAGTAATCCGGACCTTCGTACATTCTAGCCATTGTCTTGTCACCAGACAAGTAAGCTTGACATCCAATTTCTTCACTATGGTAGTCCAGCTCTACGACCACGTACCCGTCCGGCGGATCTATCAATCCGCGAAACGGCTTTGACATTGTATAGATAAATCCAGAGCTCGGCTTTGACCCACACCTACCAGTGGCTGCACCGAGAAGGTTCAGCCGCGGTCTGATAATGCCACGCTTAGGCAAGAACATGCCGAGCCAGTTCTTCTCCCTGTCCTTCTTGCTGAACGAGGCCAGAGCACGGCACTCCTTGTCGAGATGGTAGTAGTCATCCAGGAAGTCACCGGTGCCCTTGTGCTGTTTCGTATGCTCTGACGCGAGAGAAACGGCGCCGGAATTCGTCTTGGGTGGATCCTTGCCGTACACCTTCTCTGCATACTCGCGGCACTTGGCCACATTTTTTGTAATCTTGTTGCCCTTCACCCTGAAGGTCTCCGGATACTTTGCCAGGAACTGCATCTGTGCATTCGCCATAGCCGACGGTGCATTCCGTAGCAGACACTGGACACGTTCCTTGCTGAGGGGGATGCCGTTCCAGGAAATCTCGGACATGCATGCCGCGAGAAAGCCATAGTACTCCGGCCTACGCTCGGGTTCCAGTGGCTTCGCCTTGTCCATATACGTACGGCACCGGTAGTTGGCTTTCTTGGCAAGCGTGTTGGCTAGGCGAACCAGATAAGCGGTATCGGAAAGGCAGTACTCCAGCAGATGCTCCTTGTTGGCCTCCAGCTTGGCAATATGGGCATTCCACGTACAGTCCTGTCGCCAGATACACATAGACTGGTCTTCGTGCTTCTTTGTCTTGTCCAGCTTCTGTATACCTTCACGGGCAAGGCAGTCGGCAAGGCCGTGCTTGATGATTCTCTCGGAACATTCATTATGCACGACACGGGACAGCATCAAAGTGTCGATCCACCGGAACTTTGTCGGGTGCAACCCTAACGACTGGAAAAGGTAACCCTCGGCGGTCTCTACGTTGTGTGCAATCCACGTATCGGCCTTGTGCTCCAATATGTAGGCCTTCAAGGCATCCATCTCGTCTTTCCACCACGTATGCGTGGCGCCGGTGTCC